AGCGCAAAGAATCTTCCAACCTGTTGGGGTGGGAAGTTGCGTGGCTTTCATTTCGTCTGAAGCATCAGGCTCGGGTGCATCCAAAGATTGGATGGGTTCAGGCAGTGCAAAAGCACCGGGGGAGAAATCAAGATCACTCATTGGATTCTTCAACTTTCTGCGCAAGGTCAAGTAGATAACGCTCTGCGAGGGCTAGACCCTGAATAATCCCGCAGAGTTTTTGGTACTCTTCAAAAGTACGACACGAACCACCAGCCAAGTCGTCGGCATAGTTGTTCATGTCAGTGCGCATTTTTTCACGTAATACGCGTACGAAGTCTTGAATCATGATTTAGGCTCGCGTTGTTTGCTGCTATTTGAGAGCGCAGCAGTACGCGCTTGTAAATCCATCTGGGCTTTACTCTTTGCAATGTCGGCACCAATTTGGATACCGGCACGTTCTTGTTCAAACTGTTGCTTAAATTCGCTCTCTTTAATTTGCGCACCTGTGCGAAGAGCGTCTAACTCCAGTTTGCCGCTGACTTCTTGCTCTTTCAAAGCCTGTGCATCGGCCTTGGCTGCAGCATCCATCATGATTTTCTGTTTCTTCAACTCTAGCTCTTGGCCCTTGAGTTGGAGTTCCTGCATCTGCAACTGCATGACTGGGTCTTGCATCTGTTGCTGTGCCTGCATCTGCGCAGCCTTGGCTTTGTTTTGCATCATCACTTGGTTGGCCGCTTGAGCCATCATGCCCGACAACGCGATCTCCACCTGTGGTGGCAACTTCTCGTCTTCGGGTGGCAGGGGCATACCGAGCTGCTGCTCGATCTGCTGGCGCATCTGGTAACCGACGTGCTCTGCAATGTGCGCCGTGATTGCGCCCATGATCTTGGGAGCCTGTGGATTTTGGCCAATAAACTGCATCATCATCGGGTCTTGCATCAGCATCATGTGTACTTGAATGTGCGCAGCGTGATCTTGATGCAAAAACGCTTTAAGCGGCGTACCCTTGAGTGCATTTTGATTCTCTTGCACGGGGTCAGTCGGCTTCATGTCCTCTTTAATTGGCACAAGTTTCTCAGCGTTTTTAATACCTAACACGTTCAACATACCGCGGTGTAGCTCGGGTAAGTTGTAAATGTCTGGAGCCATCTGCGCCATCTGAATGACGGCTTGATACTGGATAACGCGCTGAGACATAGTCGCAGCGTTAGGGTCTGACACGGGGATAACGTCCACCAAGTCGTAGTCGGCTTTCTTAGCTTTGCGAGTGCCGTACTCGGGTGTGTATGTGTAGTCCGCGTCTGTGTAGTCGCGGATGATGTTCTTGAGAAGCTTGAACTCTTGCTTCAATGCAAAGTGCACACGAGCCTGCACCGCAGTCATCACCTTCAGTTGACGCTCCAAGAGAGCCAACGTTGTACCCACGGGCGCGTTAGCGCTCATGTCAGACACCTTCATATCCGCCGTTGCTGCAAAACGTCGGCCTTCGTCAACAATTGTCTGCATTAAGTTAAACAGAGTAGCGCTTGGCTCCTTGTATGGGAGCGGTAAGATGTTGTCGCGGATTGTGCCCGAGCCAACGTCTACGTCACGGAACTCTCCGGGTGCGATTGGTGTGTCATCGCCTTTGATGCGCAGACCGCGTGTCTTGAGTCCGCCGGGCAAGTTGCTAAGTGTTCCTGCATCGACAAGTTGTCGCATGAGGGATGTAGCGGATTTAGCAAAGCCTCCGATAAGATGGAACAACCCGAAGCCGTAAGCTCCAAAACCCGGAATATATTGGTAGTGAACAAAGTGCTGGCGCTTGAGTCTGAGGTCATCATCTTCCTTCCAGTTGCGGCGGATTGACAGGATGTCGTTGGAGCCTTTAATCAACGTGACAACGTATGGCAACATGATGCCTGTCTCTTCGCCAGAGTCGTCCTTGTCCTCGTAACCTTCGAGGTTCAAATCTACATGGCACTCGTACAAGGTGTAGCGGTCGTCGTTCAGATCACTAAAGCCAGTCTCTTTGTCCTTGGCTTTCTGAATGTCTGTCAAGTCTCTGGGCGCGTCAGGTAAGTCAATGTCAAGATAAGAGCCTGCTTGCTGAAGCTTGATGATCTCGTTCTTGGTCTTGCGCATGACGTGCGTGATGCGGTAGCAAGTATCCAAATCCGTTGTGCCATACGGCAGATACATATCTTCCGCAGGAATAAACATAGACACTTGACGTCCCAAATTGGGATCATAGTAGACCTTCTTAAACGCTGAGCCTGTGGCTGGCAGTGACCAGAGCATACGCTCGTGTTCAGCGCGGTACTCCGTCATGACTTCCGTCAACTCATAGTTCATGTCGTCTTCAACGTTGGACGCAACTTCTTTCATCTCTGGCGTTTCTTTGCCAATAAGTTTGCTACGCACAGGCCCTTGGGCTGGGAACGTCTCAGTAATTGTCTCTGCTTGGAAGCGCACAACGGCTTCTGTAATCATGGGGTGGAACACACCGCATGCGCCGTTCCAAGGTTCAGTGCGTTCTTCTATCTGCAAGCCTAAGAGCTTAAGACCATCAACGTACGTCTTCTCCCAATCTTTGCGGCCATTCTTGTCGTTGTCAATATCAGACACCAAGTCACCCGCTAGCGACTGCAGAGCACCATCTTTAATGTACTCAGCCAAGTTATCACCAAAGCCTTCTTCGCCATCATCTTCTCCGGGCGTGAGAGTGATCTCTAATCCGTCCATGCCAATCGTGACTTCTTCGGGATCAACAATCTCGATCTCCAAGGGGGATTCTTGTTCTCCAAGCGCGTCAATGCCCATGGGTTGTTGGTATAGCGCTTTGTCGATGTTTGTTGCCATGTGTGTTCCTAGTAGTATGCGTGTGTCTTACGGCGAAAGATTGCAGGGTCGTCTCGCTCGTCTGTGTCTAAAGCAATAAAGCCGCCTTGCCTAAAGCGCAGCAACGCCTGTGTGGTTGTATCCACGAAGTCGTCGTGCTCCCCAACTGGGAACGCGGCCAACTCTTCAATTACTTCCCGTGCCCAGCGTGTGTCGGGTGCCCAGACTTTACCACTGCTGAATAAATCTGCAACTGCGTTGACGCGCACCATCTTGTCATTTCCCCTTGATGGGCTGAACTCTTGGACTGGTATTCCCAACGCCCGCAGTTCTTGAATCAACGGCCCCCCAGATGCCTTTTTCTCCACAATGAACGCGTCGGGTTCCCACTCTTTGTATTGCTTGAGCGCAACAACCTTGAGTTCGGGAAAAGCCATCCGGTCTTTAAAAGCGTCGAGCAGGATAAGTTGAGGCGAGTCATTTTCTTCCTCGTTATAAAAAATGCCCCACGTTGTGCAGGCTGAATAGTCGGATGTGTTCTTGGTCTCAAACGCCGTATCCCATGACTGGATGATGTATTCGCACCTTGGTGGGTCATCTGGCTCCCAAATACGCCACATCTTGCGTGAAACGATAGCCGAGTTCTCAGATGTGGGCTGCTGCATATACTGCGCGTTCCAATAACGCGGGTCAATACTGGCTTTTGTGGACTTTAACGCCTCAAGTGACCATTGTTCAGGCCAAAGTGACTTCTCGTCCTCTTCGTCCTCGTTCAAAATGGCCGGCAACTCCACTATTTCCCACGGAATAGCCTCTGGGTTCTTGGTTTGGTAGTCAATCAGGCGCCCAGTCAAGTCTAGGAGCGACCAACGGGTCATCACAATGATAATCCCACCACCCGGCATCAAACGCTGTAGTGGGCCCGTTTGGAACCAAGACCAAGCTGTATCAAACGCAAGTCGAGAGTTAGACTTTACGTCCTGCTCCGAGTGAGGGTCATCAATAACGAACAGATCAGCACCACGACCAGCAAGAGCACCCCCGACACCAGCAGCATAATACTGACCGCCAGCGCTGGTAGACCACTTACCGGCAGCCTTTTGATCGTCTGCCACCATCGTATTGGGGAAAACTTCTCTGTATTCATCAGAATCAATCAAGTTACGTATGCGCCGCCCGAAGTCTTCAGATAAACCCGCAGTGTGCGTGCCCATGATGATCTTCTTCTCAGGGTATTTACCTAGAAAGTACGCAGGGAACAGGTAAGAACTGAATTCAGACTTACCCATACGTGGCGCGATGTTGATAATCACGCGCTTTTTCCTGCCCTCAACTACGTCTGTAAATATCTTGGCCAGCTTCTTGTGGTGGGGGCCAACTTTGAATCCGGGGTATACCGCGGTAGCAAACCCTAGCATGTTGGTACTGGCAGCTTTTAGGCTGGCGCGTTTCTCTCTAAGTTCTAAATCCTCAAAGAGTTCCATCTTTTCCTGTACGGACATGAACGGCAAAGCCTTCTGCATGGCCTCAAGCTCAATCTTACTCAGTGTTGTAAAAGCGTCACGCTTCATCTGGCTTGTCTTCCGTAACGTCGATCACGTCGATCACACCCATAAACCTGTTGAGCTTCTCCTTGATTCGAGCTTCTAACTCGGTGTCCGACATCTCCATCTTCTTGACTTCAATCTTCTCTGTGAACAACCCGACTTCCGTAACTTTTCCTAGAAGACCAAGCGCTTTAAGGCGGATGTTGGCGTTGGGGTGTTCAGTTTCTTCCACCAGCTTGGCCACTGTGTAGCCTCTGATCTCTTTGGCCTGCTGTACAAACTCCCAGTCGTAGGCGGAAAGCATACCGACTAAGCGCTGCACGGCTTCTGGCGTTTTGATATTTGCCAGAGAGGTATGCGTCATTTCCGCGGGTTTGGCGGTGACAATGTTAGTGAAAGCAGTACGTGCTGCTTGACTTTGGTGCTCATTGACCAAAGTATCTGTGTCCACAGCGCCCAACTCTTTTAACCAGTCTACAGTATTAGACATTCCATCCACGGCATCCGCCGGATCTGTCTTATCCATAGGGACGAAGTCGCCTAAGTGATCGTGCACTTCGGGTTCGAAATTGATTAAGTGATCTAACATTCTGCGCATAAGCCCTTGAACCTGCGATGTAGATAATGTACACTTAAATGGAGTGGGTGCGCAAGATCGTTTTGGCCTTTGGCCAAACTCATCAAGTTCGCTTGCTTTCTCCTTGATGGTTTCAGTTGCCATCTTTGCCCCGAATCGAAAGGTTCGGGGCTTTTTTTCGTCTGTACAGAGGGGAGTCTAACGTTAGACAAAGGTATTTCTGAATTTTTATAAAATTTTTGTAGTGAATACTTTGGTTTGTAGGAATTTTAATTTTGTATATTTTGTTTTTAGTTAGTTTCTGCGAAGTTTGCTGTGCGGTTATGGAACAGTGTTCGTATGTGACGGCAGGGGGTATCGTCTATTTGTGGTGGTGGGGGGTGGGTGGGGGTCAAGAAACGCCAAAAACACCCCAAAACAGGGTCAAAGTGACCCGAAAATGCCCCGAAAACACCCCGAAAAAGGCTCTCGATGCCTATCAAAACAGGGTGTATGCACAATAGAAGTTGTCTAAGGTAGTCAGCCCTAGGCAATTCAATCAACCTCAAGGAGAAACAACATGACAAACAAAGCAAAAGCATTTAGCACACTCAACACATTCGCTGATTCACGCATCAAGCTCATCAAGGGCATGCAAGATGCAGGGTATGCGACAGTCGAGGCGTGCAGACCCATTGTGATCGAATGGGCTTGCGAGAAAATGGGCGTGGGCAAGGAGGGTTTCAAGGTGCATGAAGTCACAGGCAAGGTGTCCCTCATCACGAGTCACCCGAAGTACGAGTCCACGAAGACTGTGGTGCGTGACACGATGCACATGATCGAGGGAACTACGCGCAGGGCGTCGAGTGGCAAGAAAGAAGCCGATGACCCTGTTGCGAAAATCATCAAAGCCTTTGGCAAACTCACCCCTGCACAGCAACGCAAAGCCTTGGCGGTTCTCGTTGCATGATTTTCGGGTCACAGTGACCCGATTTTTTCTGCGAGCCCGAGAGAAAGAGCTTCTCTCGGTGTTTCGTTTCTTGTCTATTCAAAAGGAGAACCACAATGCTCGAACTAAAACAAACTCAAGGTAAGGCGTCCCTTTACCGCAAGGAGTCATACAACGGACGCACAACCGCCATGGTTGAGTGGGTCGTTAAGGTAGGCGATCAAGTCATTCGCTACTGCAATACAAAGCGTGAAGCCCTCGTGTGGCTTGACCTGTACAAAAACTAAACCCAAAGGAAAATAGCATGTCCAAATTCAAACACTACTCACCCAAAGAAGTCGCACTCGCTAAGTGGAACAACGAGCAACGCCCCAAGCTAGAAGAACGCATCAGGCGTGACGAACGCAGAACCCTCATGCTCAGGCGTGTCGAAGACATGGAAGCACGAGCCGAAATTCGGGTCACGATGACCCGAAAATCTTGAAAGGCGAAAATCATACCAAAAAACTACCTATCCATATTTTCGCAACTATCCGCAAGGTCAGACATCCGCAACACCGCATCAACACTAGCGTCCAGCAAAAACTGTCTATCTATCTATCTATTTAAATATATATTTATATATAGGAGTGTGTTTGTATATGTGTGCAAATTCTCGCAAGCTCGCCAGCCCTTTAACTTTCCCTAAGCGGTTAGTATTTCTCAAAACAGATAGATACTTGGACACTTTTCCTTGTATACTAGCGTTCATGCGGTCTGCCGAGTGTCTGACCTTGCGGATAGTTGCGAAAATTCACGGATACCTCATTACCTACTTGGAGAAAATCATGGATACCTCATACAAACACTACATGAAACTGACCCCGAATCAGCTACACACACGCTTGCTCAAGCGAAAGACACCCCCGATGCAAGCCGAGTACATCAAGAAAATCGTAGCCGAACAACAAGCCGAACACAAGTCAGAGAACGCAAGAACGATTCAACTCACACGGCTTTGGCGTGAGTTCACTGAGCCGTTAAATACAGAGCGCGAAAATGTGCAGGGTATGTTGCGTTACAAAGGTTGCGAAAATGATGAGGCGAGGCGCGATGCGCTCGAAGCATACCTGACTGTACTCAACGCACTCAAGGCGAAAATGACAAACCATTGCAAGCAAGATCGAAAGACACCGAGCATGATCGCGGAGGAAAAGAAACTCATCAACGATGGCAAGCACTGGACTGATTGGATACCGCAGAAGATAAAAGATCGGGTCATCACGCTATTCCAAGAGATCGAACGTAAGCCAAAGGCGAAAATCAAAATCCCATTCCAACGCCTTATCCCTGCTGACCTACACGCCAAACAAGTTACGCGGTTGAAGAACCGCACACTAAAAGACTTGGCCATGGCACAGCAGACGCTAGACCTTGACCCGCATGAGGACAACGAAGCCAAGGTCAGGCAGATTAAGTATGCGCTTGACCTGATGGATGTACTAGATGACAGCGAGCCTGTGCCTGCAACGTGGCATGGGCTGAACAAAAACGGGTCACAGTGACCCGAAAGTGTGACTGCTTCGCCGTGTGGCAGTCGCACCCTACCTTGAAACTCACACGGCACTTGTAACTTAAGGAGAAAGTAAATGAAAACAAAAGTAGATAAGACACTCACGCTCATGCTGACAGCCATCTTCATGCTGTTGGTATTCATCGGGTTCACGATGATGCTAGAGGTAGGCGTTGGATACCTGTGGCTAGCTATGTACACCATCGGTACGCATGGCTTGGCATATCAGGTGTTCGACTATTTTGTAACTGAGGCAACCAACTAACGGGTCACTGTGACCCGATTTTATAAAGGAGAAAGCAATGACTACAACAAACAACACATACGACCCCATCACTATGTGGGATAACTTTGCACTGGCACGAGGTGCGGTGCGTACTGTGAACCACAATCTCAGGATTCAGTGGCTCAACGCTGAGTGTCCGTACGAGTCCAGAAAAATTGCAGACAAGCGCGAGGCTAGGTCGTGGATTACTCGTGAGATAGAACGCTACCCCTTGCACCCTGTGATCGAGGCAGCAATCAAGTTAGCCCGTCCCAAAGACTGGCATCAGTTGTTCCTTGAGTGGCCACACATATCCCAAGGCGACAAGTCCAAGATCGCTTACACACAGAACGAGGTCAAGGGTCAGAAAGATATTCAGACTGTGACTTCGGTGGGCAAGTATCTCAACCGCCATTTCTACTTACCCGATCACATCATTCGTGATCTTGTCTCACGCCATGGTTCATCAGCCCGCTTCCAACTCGTACACACCACAGCCGAGATGATCTACCACCTACATCGTGGCCCCAAGTCGTGCATGGTGTGGAGCGAGGATCATGGTATCAAGTGTGATGATGGCGTGATGCGTCACCCGTATGAGACGTATGACCCGAAGTTCGGATGGCACATGGCGGTTCGCATCGAGGGTGATGTGACGATGGGTCGTGCTCTGTGCATGACGAGCCCTATGGATGGCGTCAAGTATTTCGTTCGCAGTTACTTGCGTCCTTCCAGTGAGTCTTCGTACAGTCAGACAGATGACGGCATGGATACGTGGCTCAAGGAACAGGGCTACACCAAGGAGAGCTACTGGCGTGATGGTGAGAAGCTAGCGTATCACCCTGCAAGGGATGCGTTCCTCGCACCCTACCTCGATGGCGGTGAGCGTCACGTTGAGGTCAACGAGCATGAGCGCTGGCTTGTGATCGACTCGGATGGCTCATGGATATGCGAGAACACTGGCGGGTATCCCACCAACGATGAGGAGGATGAGAACTCTTTCGAGTGCGCTTGCTGTGGTGACGACACCGATGACGATGATGGCTACTGGGTTGAGCGCGGTGAGGATGTGCGTGTCTGTGAGTCATGTCTCAACAACGACTACACCTATGTGTACGGCAGACGAGGCAATCAGTACTATGTACACAACGACAACTCTGTGTATGTCGAGTCAAGCTCCAACCACTATGACGAGGACTACCTCGATGACAACGAGATCGTTGAGCTTGAGAATGGCGACTACGAGCACATGGAGGAGGCCATCGAGATCAACGGCGACTGGTACACGATAGACGATGAGCGCATCTGTAGGTTCGAGGACACCGATGAGTACGGCTTGACCGAGGACGGATGGCAGTGCGAGCAGTCGTGCAACTGGTACTCTGACGACTGTACCGATTGGGTTGAGATCAACGATGCGCGCTATCACAAGGACTATGCACCCGAGCAGGACGATGCCGAGGACGAGCCCGATGCTACTGACAAGCCTGTGCCTACTGTGTTGACGATGGAGATGCTCGACAAGGTGCTGATGATATGGGACTACTCGGTTGGCAACTTTAACGTCAAGATCAGCCTGACCTATACGCTCGATGGCAAGGTGCTACTCGCTGAGCGCACCTTCGGTAGTGCCTTTGTTAGTGCTATGGACAACGATGTGTTTACCAAACAGATCCGCAACGAACTCAGCACCACGCTGATGGCACAAGCCAACGAGATCGCAAACAAATACTTAGAAACACAAGGAGAATGAACATGAACAAGAAATCAATACTACACAAAACCCTAGCTCGTGCGTTGTCTGTCAAGCGTCCGCACAATACTGTCGCTGTCTCTGACTTTACCGAGTGGCTATTCAACGCACTACCTCCTACACTCAAAGGCTTCACATCTGTGGATGGGGCAGGCAATCTGCACATCGACAACCGCATCGCAGGCAGTAAGACATTGTTCATCGCTCACGTTGACACAGTGCATCGTGAGGTCGGAGCCAACAAGATCAGGAAGACTGCATCTATGTGGTACGCAGATGGAGCACCGCTTGGTGCTGACGATGGTGCGGGTGTGGCCATGCTCATGCACATGATTCACTCAGGTATCAACGGCTACTATATCTTCAGTCAAGGCGAGGAGTGTGGGGGTATCGGTGCTAAGCATCTTGAGAAGAACCACGCTGACCTACTCAAGCAGTTCGACAGAGCCATAGCGTTTGATCGCAGAGGTACAGATAGCATCATCAGTCATCAGGGTTGGGGTCGATGTGCATCCGATACATTCTGTCAGGCGTTGGCCGATGCGCTTAACCTACACGATGAGAATCTGATGTACACAACCGATGACACTGGCGTGTATACGGATACCGCAGAGTTTGTTGACATCATCCCCGAGTGCACCAACATCAGCGTGGGCTACGACCACGAGCACAGTCAGCAAGAGTGTCTCAACATCGCACACTACGAGTTACTGTCTCAAGCGGTACTGCAAGTTGAGTGGGACAAGCTGCCTGTCGATCGTGACCCGACTGTGCCTGAGTACAAGAAGACCAAGTACGACACTGCATGGTGGACTAACTACGGCGTGTATGACAACACAGGCAAACGCGACATCAACCAAAGCAAATACTTTGCCAACTGGCAAGACGATGACTACTGGCAGACCGAGGACTTACTCGATGGCCTATACGATGCGATGGCGGGGAGCTACGACTTCCTACTTGAGCAGATCAGCGAGGCGGTTTACCCCGAACAACCTGACCTAGCTTTGCGGTTCCTCAACCGCAGGCTACTGACTGACGAATTATTACAAGAAGCGCTGATACAGGCGCGTACCTACGATGCACCGACTGTGCTGTGCACACTGTTCGATGCGATTCACTGTGAAGCATAAGCGGGTCACTGTGACCCGATTTTATAAAGGAGAAAGTAAATGAAACGCTATTACATACAAGCAAGCTACGTCGTATGGTGTGACGCCATCGTCGAGGCAGAGAATGAAGAGGAGGCGCGAGCGTTAGCTGTAGCCATGGACGGCAGTGACTTCGAGCCTACGGGCGGGGGTGACTGGAATGTTGACTGTGTAACTGAAACATCATGGGAGTATGTATGAACGGATTAGATAGCTACTACGATGGCCTACTGGCCGAACACCAACGCAAAATTGACAAACAAGCATACGAGGAAGAAGAAAGGGAGGAAGAAATGGGACGACTGAAAGACAAGATCATTGATCTACTAGAGGAGAATCACCCCGCAGAACTTGAACGCCTGACAGGGTATGACGACACAACCTGTAAGAAGATCGTGCATGAAATTTACATGGATGGTTTCAATGACCGCAACTGTTGGGAGCCTGAGAGGGTAGGTGATATCTGGGCCATCTTCGGCAAGAACTTTACGGGTGAGTGGATAGATGAGGAGGGCGAGTATCGAGGGTTCGATACCAAGCGCGAAGCAAACGACTATATCAAGGAGACATTTAAATGACTGACAAAGAAAAGATTGAACTGCTGAGTAACGCTTTGACGAACCTCATGCAGTCTGCTGACAACTACATTGATGACGGGTCGTGGATCGAGGACTTGACCCTTGACATCGACACCGCCAAGGCTGTTGTAAAACTACTGTACCCTGAGCTTTGGGACTTTGGAGGAGACGAGTCATGATGACACCCTATGAAAAGTTTGAGAGAGTAGTACTTTTGTTAGCGGTCATGGTGCTTGCCCTTGACCTCTTGTACTGGCGTCCCTTCTGACTACTATCAACAACTCTTTTTCGTGCGGGAATTCCCTAAACGCAGGGGAATTTCCCTTGACTTTTGTCTAAGCCTAGACAAATAATGGCAAAACTAAGGAGAAAGCTATGCAAAAACACACACCCTACGACACAGGAAAGGTCAAGATCGGCCTAATTTACACGCCTCCGCCACCCCAAACTACGCCCGAATCTGACTGGATACAGGGCATCTTGCTTGGAGATCGGCAAGGCATGTCCGAGGAAGCACTTGCGTGCGTCCAATCACTGGTGTTCATCGCCACCATCATCATTGGCATTATTTTATTGGAGGGATTCACAAATGCCTGATATGCAAACCGCGTTATCTAACGCACTCAAAACCACAATCAACGACTGGGAGAAAGAAGATATGCAAACCACACAAACAAACACACAGGGTAAGAAGATTTTTGGTGTCACCAACAACGTAACCCGCGCTACGTTTGAATACGTACAGCACCACCCCAATGAAACCTCGGCTGAGATATGTGCATCAATGGAGCGTTTGGGATACAAGTCAAGTTCGGTAGGCTCGCTCCTTGCGCAGTTTGCCAAGCAAGGGTTAGCTGAGCGCGATGATCGTGGCCGATACATCACCATCGTGCCTGAGTACCGCCCATTGAAGACCAAGAAGAAAACCCTGACCCTCGTATCTAAACCTGAAGAAATTAAACCCAAGCGCAAGTACGAGAAGAGAGCCGCGACAGGTATCGGTGCGTTGCTACGAGAGAAGCTAGAGAACACCCCTATGCCTAGCCAAGAAGCGCTTGATGCTGCCGCTTATGCCATGGGCGGGTCTGTAAACAAACGCTTTACATCCCTTGTACGCATCAAGACACCAGAGGAAATCCTGAAGGACATGACTGTGTACCAAGCGCGTGAGTTGTATGACCACTTGAAGCAAATGTTTGGAGGCTGACATGACTGATGAAGAACAGAAACGCATGGAGTACCTCGAGCGTGTTGAGAAGACGGCTAGAGCCGCTTTCAGCGCCTTTAATGAGTCCCACGACTATGATGTATGGGATGCTGCCCTAGACAGGCTTGAAGCCGTGCTGAAGGAGAAACCATGAGAGGACAAGGACGTTTAAGCGTAGTGGCTGAAAACCTATTTGCTACATCTGCAAAGCGCCACAACGAGCGCGTCATGAACAGCAAATGGAAAATGTGCTGGAAATGCCAAAAAGACAAAGACCCTCGTGGCGGGTTTCTTCGAATAACAGCGGGGCTACACAAATTTATTTGCAAAGACTGCATAGACGCCAAAGAAAAAGAAAGGAGCCTGAAACGTGAAGAGTAATCACAACATCATTCGTGAGCTACTCAAAAGACACCCCGAGGGTTTGAAGTCACGCGAGATAGCCGATATAACTGGCATAGACAAGCGCGTTGTCAACAAAGCATTG